GAATAGTGAAACTACAGAATGGGATGTTACTGAACTTTCTACAGATGAATTATCATCTTTAATTGCTAATAAATGGACGCAAGTTAGAGAACGTAGAGATCTGTTGTTGAACAGAGTAGATCAAAGAGTTTTAAGATATCAAAGTGAAGAAAGAGTAGGGATAACAACACATACAGATAATATCTCAGATCTTGATACGTATATGCAGCAACTGAGAGAAATACCTCAAACAAACTCGGACTCAGATCCGGATAGTATTGTTTGGCCAGTAATTCCGGGAGATGAAGTGGAACCAACAGATGCATCGAACTGATGGAATTAGATGTCACTGTGCAAATGATATGGCAAGATAAATATTTTATATTGTTGTAATTAAATTATGAGTGATGTATATCTTGGTAATCCATTATTAAAGAAGGCAAACACTGCGATTGAGTTTACAGAGAATCAAATCATTGAGTTCCTCAAATGTAAACAAGATCCAGTTTATTTTGCAAACAACTATATTAAAATTGTTTCTCTTGATGAAGGTTTAACACAATTCCATCCATATCATTTTCAAGAAAAACTAATTCATAATTTTCATAATAACAGATTTAATATCTGCAAGATGCCACGACAGACTGGTAAGTCTACTACTGTGGTATCATATCTATTACATTATGCACTTTTTAATGACAGTGTAAACATTGGTATTCTGGCAAACAAAGCATCTACTGCTAGAGAATTGTTAGCAAGATTATCGACTGCATATGAAAACTTACCAAAATGGATGCAGCAAGGTATTCTAGTATGGAATAAAGGAAATATAGAACTAGAAAATGGCAGTAAGATACTGGCGTCATCTACATCTGCAAGTGCTGTTCGAGGCATGTCGTTCAATATATTATTTCTCGACGAATTCGCATTCGTTCCCAATCACGTCGCTGACTCCTTCTTTGCATCTGTTTATCCTACTATTACTTCTGGTAAAAGCACAAAGGTAATTATTGTATCCACACCACATGGTATGAATCATTTCTACCGTATGTGGCACGATGCAGAAAGAAATAAAAACGAATATATCCCTACAGAGGTTCACTGGTCAGAAGTTCCCGGTAGAGATGTTGTTTGGAAAGAGCAAACAATTGCAAACACATCAGAAGAACAGTTCCGTGTTGAGTTTGAATGTGAATTCTTGGGTTCCGTTAATACATTAATTAATCCATCAAAACTCAAAACTTTAGTATATGAAGACCCGATACAAAGAAATGCCGGATTAGATGTCTATGAAAATCCTATTGAGGATCATAATTATCTAATTACAGTTGATGTTGCCCGTTGTCTTGGTAATGATTATTCAGCATTTATTGTTTTTGATATTACAGAGTTTCCTTACAAGGTAGTTGCAAAGTATAGGAATAATGAAATCAAACCAATGTTATTTCCTAATATCATATTTGATGTAGCAAAAGGTTATAATCAATCCTGGTTATTGATAGAGGTTAATGATATTGGTGATCAAGTTGCTAGTATTCTTCAATATGATTTAGAATATGAAAATATTTTAATGGCAACTATGAGAGGTAGAAATGGACAGATAGTGGGAACAGGGTTCTCTGGCAAAAAAACTCAACTTGGAGTTCGCACAACTTCGGCAGTTAAAAAATTGGGATGTTCAAATCTCAAAACTCTTGTAGAAGATGATAAATTACTTGCATCTGATTATGAAATTATATCAGAACTAACTACGTTTTCACAAAAAGGAAATTCTTTTGAGGCAGAAGAAGGATGTAATGATGACTTGGCAATGTGTCTTGTTATATTCTCTTGGTTAGTAGCACAAGAATATTTTAAGGAGATGACAGAGAATGATGTAAGAAAGAGAATATATGAGGAGCAGAAGAATCAAATTGATCAGGACATGGCTCCATTTGGTTTTATCGAAGATGGAATTAATAGTGAAGCAACTTTTGTAGATGATTCTGGAGATAGATGGTATGCAGATGAATATGGCGACCGTTCATATATGTGGGATTATAGGTAATGTCCATCGATGATGAAATAGAATTAGAACACTTATTGTTTTTTGATCGTAAATGTAGAGTTTGTGGAGAAGTTAAAAGTTTAATAGATGATTTTTATTTGACTAGAAAAAATAGAAAAACCTTAGCATCATCATATTCTTATGAATGTAAGGAATGTACGGTTGAAAGAGTGAGTAAAGGTAGAAAGAGTAATTTGAGATGGGAATATCCTGATTGGTAAGTATTCACGTATTGTTTCCCCATTAGAAATACCCTTTTTCCTAAATATTTTTAGGTAAATTGGATGAGAGGAACACACAAGATGCCAGTAAATTTAGCATCTCCGGGTATAAGGGTAAGGGAAGTTGACCTTACAATAGGAAGAGTTGATGCATCTTCTGAAAAAATAGGTGGTCTTGTTGCACCTTTTGCACAAGGTCCGGTAGATCTTCCAACGGTTATTTCATCAGAAAAAGATTTATTAGATAATTTCGGTAAACCATATTCTAACGA